TCCTGCATCGTCGCCCGGTGCAGATCCGCAACGGTATAGCCAGCGGCAAGCGTGGTGATGGTAGTCGCGTAGAGGAACGCTTCGTGGTTACTGATGGCCTGAATCAGCACCCAGGAATCGGTGATGTTGTCCTTCCCGGTGACGGTGAAGCGAATATCACCGTCAAATATCAGGCCGTAGTTCTGACCGTTCACCTGCCCTACCTGGTCTGGTGAAATCTCCAGGGCGACACCAACCTGGCTCGCATCAACATCCGGCGCTATACCGTCATACCCGGCAATGATGCGAATTTTGGCAAACTCCTGCCCAAGTATCTTGTTCGTGGTATCGGTCGAAAGGTTGTAAATTTTCACGTTCGCCACGCGCGGCCAGCGTGTGTCTGCCCACTCGATCTGGAACGTGACCTTAAAGTTAGACAGGGAAACGCCCTGCCCGTTCTGGTCCAACAGTTGCAGCTCAAAATGGCGCATCCAGTTAAGAGACATTTCTACTCCTGTACGAAAATGAGGTGGCTGTATGTGCCGAGGTTGGTTTTGGTGGGCTCGTCTGGTGCGCCCTTATCGGTCGCCACCACCAGCGCGCCATCAATGCCAAGCTGTGGATATTGTCGTAAAAGGTTTACGCCGGTCAGTAGAGGTACGCCAGAGAGAAGCGCGGCAC